GGTGCGTCAACCCTGCTCATTTAGAGCTTGGAACGTTTGAAGACAACATGAACGACAAGATGTCTCGGGGAAGGCAGTGTCGTGGGGAGCGAATGAATAGCGCAAAACTGAGCAAAGAAAACGTTCTTGAGATCCGCAGATGCTTAGAAGCGGGGGTCATGCAGAAAGCCATAGCGAAGGAATTTAACGTTGATCAGTCCCTTATTTCGCTGATCAAGAATCGTCGTGTTTGGGGGCACTTATGACCCAAGGCGAGCATTACAGGCAAGGCGAGATCGAATGCATCGACGCCTTGCGTTCAGCCTTAGGTCCTGATGGCTTTGCTTCTTTCTGCCAAGGCAACATCATCAAATATTCCTGGCGGTACAAACACAAAGGCGGCAAGGCAGATCTAATCAAGGCGCAGCAATACATGACATGGCTGCAGGAGGTTCAAGATGTCGCTGCTTAGCGCCTGCCCTGGCGGCACTCTTCTAGAGCCAGCACGCGAACGTGAGGTAGAAGCAGATCCTGGTGCTGAACAAGCCTTGCGTGATCGCATCCTTGCTGATTGCTTGCCAGCTCAACGTGAGTTCTTAGCTGATGAAAGCCACCGCATCCTTGCCTACATCGGGGGCTTCGGTAGTGGCAAATCCTGGGCGTTAGCGGCAAAGCTGATCTTCTTAGGGCTACGCAACCCAGGCAAAACGATCATGGCTTGTGAGCCAACGTTTCCCATGATCAGAACCGTTCTGATCCCTGCCTTAGATGCAGCATTGGAGCAGTGGGAAATTGAATACACCTTCCGTGCATCACCGCAGCCTGAATACCGGCTAGAGCTACCAACCGGACCGATCACAATCCTTTGCCAATCAGCCGAAAACTATCAGCGAATTCGTGGGCAGAACCTCGCAGCTGCAGTTTGGGATGAGGCGGATACATCACCAGTTGATACAGCACAAAAAGCTGGTGAGATGCTCTTGGCTCGGATGAGAACAGGCAACGTTAATCAGCTCGCAATTGCATCGACCCCGGAGGGTTATCGCTACTGCTACCGAACACTGATTGAGAACGATGGACCAGATAAACGCTTGATCAAGGTCAAGACGCGTGATAACCCTCACCTTCCTGCTGAGTTCATCCCATCACTTGAACGCAACTATCCAGCCCAGCTGATCGCTGCATATCTAGAGGGTGAGTTCGTCAATCTGGCGTCCTGTTCGTTGTATCCAGAATTCGACAGGTCACTGAACTACTGCGACACCAAGCCAACACCACAGGACACTGTTTATATCGGGATCGATCTGAACGTTGGCAATTGCGTCACGCAGCATCTTGTACGCCGTGGTGATGAGTTCCATTTCTTCGCTGAGAAGGTCTACCGCGACACGCAGCAGATTGCTGTTGGTTTGCGGGAGATGTACCCCGAGCATTTTCAGCGTGGTCAGTTAATCCTTATCCCTGATGCAGCATCGAAGCAGCGCAGCACAGCAGCAGCGCAGGAATCAGACATTGGGATCTTGAAACGTGCAGGGCATAAGGTCCAAGCGCAGCAGAGCAACCCGCTGATTGCTGACCGGATCAACTGCGTCAACGTCTTGATTGAACAGCGCAAGATCAAGGTGGGCAATGGTTGCCGCCATTTGATCAGGACTTACGAGCAGCACGCCTATGACGAGAAAGGTAAGCCTGAGAAGGGTGGCGTTGGCATGGATGACCTAAGCCACGCGGGCGACGCTTCGGGCTACGCGATCTATCGCCTTGCGCCGATCAGGCAATGGAAGACCGGCAGCGGCAAGAGCCGTCAGGCGCAGATCTGGTGACCTGCCAAATCGTTGCTAGGGTTATTGCATCGGTGGACGTGTTCCTTTTGGTTAGCACGTAAGGGCGAAAGCTCATCGGGCCTGTTGCGTGGCAGCAACGTGGAAACCGAAGCCGTGACGTAAGTCAGCCCTTCATTGCCGCCTTCACGGGCGGCTTTGTTGTTGCTAGAGTTATTGCGTACAATGCTCTTGCAGAAGCGGCGCGGCAAACATTGCCACCGTGCTCCCGATGCAATCATCCTTGTTGCCAAGGCTTGCAGGCGGTCCCTGCTCCCGAAAGCAACCAACCGACTTCGGTCACATTGGTCTAACCGACCCCTTTGCCTCCGTCTAGTACGGGGGCATTGTTGTGATTAGGATGACCATGGCTACGGCTGGGCCCGTGTTTCGGCACCCTCTCAGACATCCATGCGGCGTAGCGTTTGGCAGTGACGAGCTAAACAGAAGCAGCAGGTAGCGAATAAGTCCTTCATCGGCGCCTTCACGGGCGCCTTTGTTGTTGCTAGGATCAACCCATAACTGGCTTGGATCACTACTTGGGGAGGCTGCGGCTGTTTGACCCATTTAGCCCTTGTCGGGAAACTGGTTGACTCGCTGGCAATCCCAGCCTCTTCCTTCAGGCGCATAGGCAATCCCTGTCCGACCCTGACACTTAGCCGCCTTTACGGGCGGCTTTGCTGTAGGCAATAAAAAGCCGGGCCCCTTAGCTCCCGGCTCTGTCCCAACATTCAGAAGGCCTCTTCTCCTCCCGCAATTAGCCTACTAATACGCAGGCGGAAGGCAAATGAACTGGACAGCACTTCTAGCCAAGGCTGGCATCTCTGATTCACCAGGCAGACCTGAAGCGGTAGTAGCTGCGATCGCTTGGTCGAAGGAAAAGCGCAGGGTTAGACATGCCCCCAAACGTCAGGCAGCAGCAAAGCGCAAGGCACACTATCCCTCTGTAAAACACAGCACTGACTAATCAAGGCGCATCAATGCTTCGTATAGCTTTTGTTGGTGCAGGATGGTGCTATGCAACCGCACCGCCAACCGCCTTAATTCCTTTGGGTCATCGATATTCCCTACCTGACGTTCAAACACCTGAAGATTGAACTCAGATGCCATTTGATAACGATCAGTTCCCATTGCATCAAGTGCGATACCTAGGTTTTAGCTGAAACGCAACAATTAGACTGCTTGTATAGGAATGGCTAGGGACTTTGGCGGACAACAAGTTTTATCCCTCAGGTTTGTTTTCGCCAGGGAATGGTCCGCCTGATGAAGCTGCGCTGAATGATCAGGAGAAGGCAGGATCAGATCCCAGTTGGCTATCCGGTCCATATCTCCAAATGGCGGAATGGTGGCAACCCGTCAAGGTCTGCGCAGGTGGTACGCAAACGTTTAGAGAAGAAGCCCCGAATTTGCTTCCAAAAGAACCGAAAGAGGACGATGCAGCTTGGCGTAGGCGTGTCTCTCATGCTGTCCTATCTCCATTTTTAACCCGTATCGCAGATCAAGCGGCGGGTTTAATTATGAGAAAACCCATCACATTGCAGCCGCGTGAAGAAGGCGGTGAGGTTGATGAATATTGGGATGCTTTCATCGAGAATATTGATGGTTACGGCACCTCCCTAGACTCTTTTGCTCGCCGCGTTGTTCTTAATAGCTTGCTTTATGGGCACAGTGCGGTCCTGGTTGATTTCCCGAGCACAGAAGCTGCCCCGAATCTTGCAGTCGAGCGTCAGCTGGGTTTGCGCCCTTACTTCTTGGAAGTTACGGCGTCGCAAATACTTGGTTGGCGTAAAGATGGCGACACGCCGCTCGCGCAAGTAAATCAGATCAGAATTAATGAGTATGTGACAGAGCCTTTAGGCGCTTTTGGTGATCAGGTCATCCGTCAGATTCGCGTCTTAGAACAGGGCAAATGGTCAACGTGGCGCAAGGGTGACAAGGGCTGGGCGATGTATCAGGAAGGCACTACAAGCTTGCCTGTGATCCCGTTAGCGGTGACCTATAGCAACAAGCTGGGTGAGCTAATGAGCAAGCCGCCGCTGTTGCCGGTCGCCAATCTCAACATCCTGCATAGCCAACGCCAGGCTGATCAGCAATTCGCATTGCATGTGGCAGCAATGCCGATCCTTGTCTTAAAAGGTTGGGATGACAGCGATTCGACAATAGCTTTGAGCGCCAATTCAGCTCTAGTGATGAGTCCTGACGGCGATGCAAAATATGTGGAGCCTGCTAGCCAATCGTTTGAGGCGCAGCAGAACTTCATCACGGAACTAGAGCAGCAGATGCGATCTTTAGGGATCAGCACCTTGTTTGCTCAGACGTTTGTTGGCGAGACATCGGAAGCCAAAGCAATGGACCGAAGTGATTCGGATTCGATGTTGTCCGTTGTTGCTCAGGATCTAGAGAACTGCCTGCAAAATGCCATTGATATGGCTGGCGCCTATGTCGGCATGGAAACGCCTTTGGTTTCTGTTGCCCGTGATTTTGACCTGCAGAAGCTTGACGGTCCGCAGGTTGCTCAATATCTCAGCATGTGGAGCCAAAACGCAATATCTCACCAGACATTGTTGGAGATGTTGCAGCGAGGAGAAGTGCTGCCAGACATCGACATTGACGAGGAAATAGAGCTGATCAACGCTTCTGCATTGAATGATCTTGATCAACAGGCGGCGGGCGGTGTTTATTCAGGTCAAGAAGAAGAATCTTCCCCTGTGGCAGAGGAAGAAGAATCAGACGTACGCAAGGAAGTTATGCGTCGCTTGAAGAAGATAAGCGAGGACGAAGAGGACGAACCGGACGATTAAGAGCATCCTCGACTGACCAACCGGCAGCAATACGTGCCTTGATGGTTGAGGATTTAACTCCCGTCTCTCTTGACCATGCTGCCGCTGACATTGATTTGCCAAACGCTGTTAGATCGGTGTTTTTTGGAATTGTTAACGCTTTTTCAATTGACCAACCTCTGGTGATTCGCTCGCTAATTGTTTGCTTGTTAATGCCTAGTTCACGCGCCCAATGCCCCATGGGCTGGCACTTGCCCTGGTACTCGATCCAATGAGTGCAATCACGGTTAGCCAGCTGCGTTGGGATGTCCGCCCACCGGCAGTTGCTTGGCTCGTAGTTCCCTTTACCGTCAATTCTGTCAATGGTGCAGTCCTCAGGGCGCTCTCCCATGTCTTCAAGGAACAGTATGAAGTTGCGCCATCTTTCACACACTGCGATTTGCGAATAGCTTTCGCGATGTTTGCACCGATCAAACATTCCTTTCCAGCTGTACCAGGTAGGGGTGCAGCTTTTACCGTGGCGAGTGCGTATGCTTCGCATGTTGACCTCTGATCAGGTTGGCCTGCCTCGGGTGTTAGAGCACGCCGGGGCTTTCAATAGAATAGAGCCAGTACGGCTCAGCAGGCAGTTCTAGTGACAGACATTGAACTTCTGGACTTGCTGGAATTAGTAGAGAAAGCGCAACGCAAGCACAAAGGTGATCGCGGGAAACCCAGCGTATCTGTCGAAAAGATTGAGCAATACGACGGCGACAGTTTCACGATTCATCTGACTAATGGATCATCAAAAAAGATCCAGCTATTCCCAGGGGCTGACGGTGCAACCGGACCACAAGGAAGCAAAGGCGAAAAAGGAGATACAGGAAGCCCAGGACGTGATGGAAAATCTGGAGCAGATGCGTTACCAGGTCGTGATGGCTTGCCTGGTCCTGCTGGCAGCAGTGTCGATACAGTTGTGGTTAACAGCACTGGCGATCTGCTGTTAAGCCTGTCCACGGGCGAATTAATTAACTGTGGCAGTGTCGTTGGTCCTGCTGGCGCTAAAGGCGCTACAGGTGCCACAGGTCTGCCCGGTGCCCCAGGTAAAGACGGCGCAGCGGTGCTATCTGGACCAAGGGCACCGCAAGAGAGTGACGGCTTTGATGGCTGTCATTGGATAGACGTCAGCTCAAACGAATTCGGCTTCTACAAAAAATCAGGCGACTCTTGGAGCAAACTTGCCAATCTCAGGCAGCCCGCCAAAGAAATGCGCGTAGGCGCGGGCGCAGGTGCTGGGGGTAGTTCAGGCTCTGGTGGTGGTGGGCTGCAGAACACGGCTACTTTGCCGTTGGCTAATCCCACAAGGAAAAGTAAAAGCTTGCCGGATACAGGCAACCTGAAGAGCCAAGCGGACTACAACAATTGGCTGTATACGGCTTTAGAAGGCATTGTCGCGGGTGGTGGCGGTGGCGGCGGAATCGTTGATTTAAGCGATTACGCGACGATCAAATACGTTGATGACAAGATTGAGGATATAGAAGAGTACGTCGACGACAAGATTGAGGATATAGAACAGTACGTCGACGACAAGATTGACAACCTGCCTCCCCACGTAGGCCAGTACGTCAAAAAGGTCGGTGGCGACTCAATGCAGGGTCCGCTTCAAGTTACCGGTAATCGCGACCCCAATGCAGATGGCGTCGAAT